CTACAAATAAATTTGAAACATTTTTTGACCAATCAGTGTCTCCAACACTTAATATTTGTGTACTTTCACTTTCAGAGTATTGTTTCTTTACAGGGTCATCTGAATCACTATACCACCCATATTCTTTAATATTTGGTACTAAATAATAACCTCTCTTAATTTCCTCAGATAATTTATTCGATTGTTGCCATTTAACTTTAAATCTATATTTACCTCTTGTAGGTATGCCAATGTTTGGGTCATAGCTAATTTTTTGATTACCGTACTCATCGGTATAGACATAATCTAAATTCATAGGGACCTCAGTAACCCATACTCCATTCTCATCAATAACTTTACCCCCATTATCTAACTTAAATTCTTCGAGAATTGGTAGTCCATTTTCATCCAATAATTCAGTTTGTCTAAGAGCCTCAATACTTCCAGGACCGGCAATTAAGTCACATAAGTTACCCATTTTAATTGGGCTCTTACATTTATTTTGACCAACAATTCCTAAAAATTTAGAATACCCAATTTTTTGAGAGTCGTTAGTTGAAAACATAGACCCCATAAAAACCGCGGTTGGTTCAATTTTAATTCCCGCCTCAGCAGTTAAATCAAAATCTGAACGATATATATTATAATTACAAATTTCAGGTTGTCCAAAAAATGGTGCAACATTAATTGTTTTACGTAATGAAACAATTTGAGGTAACTCATTATAGTTTGTTGAAAATTTAAATAGGTCCCCATCAACTTGACTTTCGGTCGCCCTTCCCATTCGTATTAAATCCTGTGGAGTCTGTGAAAATGGTCCAATATCAGATAAATCAACTTGCATAAATAATTCATGGGTTCCAACAGGAAGTCCAAAAATCATAAAGTCACCAGAATCATTTGATTGTACCGTAAATTTATAATACTTGTCATAAACTTCGATAACGTTTTTGTCAATAAGAACATCACTCCTGTCAGGGAATGTTCCTACAGGAATATGTCCACTATGCGATGAAGTATATGGTAGTAGATTAAACCTATATCCATCATCATTTACATCTTGTAATGTCTTATAAGGATATAAAGCAGATATAATATCATTATATAAGTCTTCTTCCTCTAATGGTATAAAAATAGAAACTTTTGCGTTAGGTATTCCAAATCCATTATTCGCAAATACTCTACCACAAACCACTCCAAAATCCGCACAACTTCTTGTGTATATTTCATCAGGAGTAACGGTTAAAGATAAAACTTCAAGAGTATCAAAATTTTGTTCTAATTTGACCTGTAAATTTCTATCTTCATTAAGATTTGTTCGTATTCTAAAAGAGTTCGGCATTGTGTTTTTTAATAAATAGTTTATTCACTATTTTGAAAAAATAAATGCTCACCAAAATTTACTAAGAAATATTCACACTTTGCGTGTTAATAGTTCTCACTAAAACATCAACATTAGGATATCTAACTTGGAAAATCTGATTGGGTTCAGAATATATTGTATCATTAACTAAACTAATCTGTTTTGTAACATCATTTGAAAAACTTTGGTTAGTTTCAGATGAAGAATATAATCCCCCTACTTTGTTAAAAACTGAGACGTTAGATACCGATAAAACCCCGTTTAATGATTGGATTAGTCTTTTAATTTCTGAGATGTAAAGAGGTTGTCCCATTTCTCTATTAACAGGTTTCATAAAATTAGTTACCGTATTAATTACGTCTGTAATAACGACTCCTTGATTTTGACTTGAGTCCAATACTATTGAGATGTCAAATGATAAGTCAATGACATTCGCAGCACTTACCACGACATAATCGTTTATCATTCTATAATTAGATAAATAAACCGCCACGTTATCTAATAAAGTTTGAGAAACGGTATCACTCAAATTACCTGAACTATCATAAGTTAAAATTGTAACATTAATTTTATTATCAGTTTCAAGTATTGCAACTTTAGCAGGTGCCCCAAATTGAGAAGGCATTTTCCTAAGTATTGACTCATAATCATTAATAGTTACCGCCCTGTTTTGAGACGCGAAATTAAATCCAACTAAATTTCTAACTTCTTCAATTGTTGGTAAGTTAGCCCCTTCAATCGCAGGGTATGGATTAGTACAATTTAAAGAACTAATAACTGAACTATTAATTGTTTGAGATGCTCCATTAACTTCAAAATTTACTTGTCCTACTTGGTTAATCACATTAACACCTAAATTAGTACCTAATCCTCCACCAATTCTATATTGTACAAACAAAGTACTATTAGTTGGAATAGTCGACCCTAATGAGTAATTATTCTGATATTTTGACAAATCTAATGGTTGCCCACTTCTTGTAAAATCTCTAAGGATTTCATCAGTAGATTGACTACCACCACCAAAGGTCATTTTTAAAAATCCTTCGGGAGTATATTCTGAAATAAATCGATTATTTGTTAAAACGTATCTACCAACTTTTAATCCTGGTTCATTAGATGCTCTTGTTGGGTCCTCAATAAAAATCCTATCTTGAGCTAAAGCGTCAACCTCATACCATCTGTTTTGTGAAGATAAAAACTCTTGAGCTGATGGGACATTAGAGTAGTTGGTCCCAGGTTTAACAATTGTACTTGTAATACCAATTACGTTTTTTTCAGGTAAAAATAATTCAAAGAAAGGTCGTGAGTCATTATTATTAATTACTCGTCTAAAGACCTTAGTAATGCCATTAACAACAGGTTCTCTTTTTACTATTGTGTAATTAATTAAATTATTATTAGAGTCCCTGTTAGGTATAACAAGTCTCGGAGTTACCCCATCATTACTAAAGGCCGTTGAGAAATCAATGTCATATATGTTTTCAAATACTTGTCCCGCTCCGACAAATTGAGACCCTCGTCTTAATTTACCACAATAAGTATTATCAGGTTGGTCCCCAAAAGCAGGAACCGTAATACTAAAATCACAAATCGCAACCGATGGTCTAAGACCCGGTATTTTCAAACCATAAGTTCTAGCAATATTATATATTGAAGACCTTTGTTGAGCATATTGTAAAACGGTTTCTTGTAATGACCTATCAATATTATAATTTAAATTGTCTGCAACCGCAGCGTTCATATCCAAAAAGACAGAGAATACTGATGCGTCATTAGCATTTTGGATTAATTCAGGATAATAACTTCTTACATAATTTATTAATTCAGTACGTATATTCTGAAAATCTCTTACGGTATATGATATTTGTTTTGCCATTTTATATATTGATAATTACAAAGTCTTTAGAATTAAACACATCACTAGTTATTGTATACTCGACCTTAACTTTTGCAGTATACTCTTCAGTACCTCTTCCAGGTAATTGATATATTCTTGGGTCTAAATCAGGGTTTGAATTTGACGCAATTGGGTCTTGTTCTAATTCCGATAATGGTGTTATTGATATGCTATTTATTAATAAGTTTGGTATGTATTTTTCAACCGAGTCTTTTATATCAGATTCTATATCATTAAAAGTTGGTCCATCTAACGGCTCAAATAAAAATTCATAAATTCTTGTTCCAAAATCAGGTAAAAAATACCTACTACCTTTTCTCGTCAATAACAAATGAATTAAATTACTTCTAATTTCATCATTTGTTGTTTCGGATAATGATAGGTATTTACCAGTCTTTGAGTCTTGGAATGGAAAGTTTATACCGTAAGTTATACCGTTAGCCATATGTTATAAATATAATGTTGTATTTTTTTCAGTAAATCTCTTATAAAATAAAAAATCCCGACCTAGCTCGGGATAACACATCGGATTTGTTTAAGATGAACATCCAAAACAATCAAAATCACTATTCTCAGGTTTTGGTGGTAAATTCATATAACTATAATCTACCTTTGGTGGTTCAGGAGTTGGTTTTGGTTGATTAATTTTTGAGATGTCAACTGCCAAGTGTTTTGCTCCTGTTGAAATCGCCTTTGTTCTAACATAGTAACAAAGTGTTTTCAATCCTTTTTCCCATCCATAAAAATGTGAAGATGAAATCTTTGACAACGTTGGATTACCCATATAAATGTTCATTGATTGTGATTGGTCAATAAACGGAGCTCTGTCAGCCGCCATTTCAATCAATGCCTTTTGTGAAATTTCCCAAATTGTTTTGTACTTCTGAATTAAGTGTTCAATTCTTTTAACCTTTGAGTTGTATTTTTTATCCTCTAAATCAAGGTAGTTATTGAAATTAATATTTTGAATTGACCCTTCATTCATGATGATTTCATTCTTTAAATCCTCAGACCAAATTCCAATCTTTTCAAAATCGTTAATCAAATACTTGTTTACAATCATAATCTCACCACCAACAACACGTCTGTTAAAGATTGCTGAGTGAGCGGGTTCCGTCATTTCATATGAACCTGTAATCTTAGCCGATGATGCTACAGGCATTTGAGCTGTAAATAAGGAGTTGCAAACACCATAGTTTTTAACATTCTCTTTCAAAATTTGCCAAGGCCATCTTCCTGACAACTCATCTTCTTTTAATCCCCACATATCAAATTGGAATACTCCTTGTGACATTGGTGACCCGTCAAAGTGAGTGTATGGTTCATATTTACCATCCATGCATAATCTGTTACTTTCAGTGATTGCCGCGAAATAAATTGTTTCAAAGATTTCTTTATTCAACTTACGAGCCTCTTCTGATGTGAAGATATAGTCCATTAAATAGAATACGTCAGCAAGTCCCTGAGTTCCGATAGCAATAGCTCTTTGTTCCAATCCACCTTTACGTCCTTTTTCAGTTGAATAATTGTTAATGTTAACAACCTTATTCAACGCTCTAACAACTTTACGTGTTTCCTCATACAATCCTTTAAAATCAAACTCCCCATCTTTAACGTAGTTCTTTAATACCATAGAAGATAGAGTACAAATTGCAGTTGTCTTTTCATCAGTGTATTGGTAAATCTCATTACAAAGATTTGATTGTTTAATTACACCAATGTTTTGGTGGTTTGTTTTCTTGTTTGCATTGTCTTTAGAACACAAATACGGAACACCTGTTTCAATCTGAGATTCAATAATCTTATTCCAAATCTCTTGAGCCTTAACTTTTTTACCAAGACCCTTATTTACCGCCAACTGATAATTTTCTTCATATTCAGTCCCGTAACTTTCTTGTAATGGTTTAATACCGGCCTTCACAATATCGTTTGGACAGAACAAATACCAATCATCGTTGTTTTTAACTGCGGTCATAAAGTTATCAGGAATCCATAGTGCCGTGAACAAATCACGCGCTCTTAATTCTTCCGCCCCTGTGTTCTTTTTAATATCCAATAAATCCATGATATCTTTATGCCAAGGTTCCAAATAGATTGCGGCTGAGCCAGGTCTACGTCCTTGTTGGTTAAAGAAACGAAGTGATTCGTTAACAATCTTCAAGTATTTCAAAAGTCCGCCAGCATATCCACCTGAAGATGTAATACGACTTTCTTTACTACGAATATTTGACATTGATAATCCAATACCCGCAGCGTCTGATGAATATGTTGAGATGTCTCTCATAGTATTCAACAATCCTTCACGAGAATCTGAATCATTGTAATGAAGAACACAAGATGCAAGTTGTGGAACCTTTGTTCCTGCGTTAATCATAATTGGGGTTGCCGGAGATATTCTTTGAGTTGATAACGCTTGGTAATATTCGACAGCCTCTTCAAATGTATTAGTTACCCAAAGAGCAACTCTCATATACATGTGTTGGGGTCTCTCAACAACCTTACCACTTGGTAATTTCAACAAATACATTTCAGATAAAGACCTCCAAGCAAAATAGTCAAAGTTATAATCGTTATCGTGATTGATAATCTCATCAATCTTACTTGGTCCGTAAGACTCAACAATTTCCATTAACTCATTACTCACAATACCATCAACATGTAACATATGCATAGTATTTGAGAAACTTGGGTCGGTTTCTTTATGGTAAGATGAAATAGCCACTGATGACGCTAAACGAGAATAGTCGTGATGACTTCCTGTAAAAGCCGCAGCAATTTCATAAATTAACTTATCTAAATCTTTGGTTGTGATAAGACCCTCAGTCGGAACTGAGGTTATCACTTTAATAAAGATTTCATCAGAATTAACGTTCAACCCTTTTGAGGCTCGTTTAATTCTTTGATAAATTTTTTGTGGATTGAACGACGCATCGTCTCCACTACGTTTTTTAATTCTTAGTGACATCATAGTTTAAAAAGATAGTAAATTAAAAGTCATCAGTAAAGGAGAGGGTCTCATTTAACTTTGCCTTTTGATATTCAACTGTACGAGATTCGAAGAAATTACCCTTTGTTTCAACGGCAATTTGTTCCATAAATTTAAATGGCTGTTCAACATTGAATTGTTTTTTACATCCCATTTTAACAAGTAGACCATCTACCACAAACTCCAAATATTGTTTCATCAAATTTTGATTCATTCCAATAAGAGATACCGGTAATGACTCTGTGATAAATTCTTTTTCAATTTCCAAAGCGGATAATAGAATTTCTTTAATTCTTTTTTCACTTGGTTTTTCCTCAACGTGATTATTCAACAAATGAATTGCAAAATCACAATGTAAATTTTCATCTTTAAAGATTAAAGAATTAGCGTTACACAAACCTTGCATAATACCACGAGACTTTAACCAAAAGATTGAACAGAATGAACCCGAAAAGAAGATACCTTCCACCGCAGCAAACGCCACCAATCTTTCTTGGAAAGACGCATTTTCAATCCAATCTAAAGCCCATTTGGCTTTCTTTTGAACTGCAGGAAGATTATCCAAAGCTGTGAAACATTTGTTTTTCTCCTCTTCATTTGACACGTAAGTGTCAATAAGAAGTGAATACATTAATGAGTGGATATTCTCCATTGCAAGTTGGATTCCGTAAAAGAATTTTGCTTCAGGGTATTGTACTTCTCGGTAGAAATTTTCCGCCAAATTTTCATTAACAATTCCATCAGATGCCGCAAAAAACGATAAAATATTTTTAACAAAATATTGTTCATTTTCTGATAAATTTTCCCAATCTCTAATATCACCACTTAAATCAATTTCCTCAGCGGTCCAAAATGCCGCTTGGTGCATTTTATAATATTCCCATATATCGTTGTATTGGATTGGGAAAATCACAAATCGGTTCGGGTTTTCTTTTAATATTTTTTCCATAATTTTTTATCTGTTTCTGTTTTAATAATTATACCTGTTGTTGTTTTCTTTTCTCCATAATTTCTTTAATCCTATTTCGATTTCTTTCTTCTTTCTGTTCTTCAAGACCTAAGAATGTTGTAGTACTTTCAGTATCAATATCTAACATTTCGTTATTGAATTTACAATTTTCAAACACAACACCATCTTTACCAATACGAGACTTTGTAATCGCAATCGTCGCAAGATTTAACTCTTTCTGTTGTAGAGATTTTGCAACCGTAATAATAACGTGACCTACTTGTGCTTTCTTAATTGAACCCCCCATTTGGTCTGTGGTTACAACATCTGATGATATTGAACTTCTGTTACCTTGAGTTGCCGTCCAACCAACAATATCCAATTCATGACACAT